TGAATGATACCATCGGCCCCGACGGGCCTCCCCCAGTTGACCCTAGCGTGCGCGGCTTGGTCTTGGCCTTATAAGAACCAGGCCCGCCCCACTGGAAATGTAGCGTCTTAGCGGTGGTGTTGCCCGTCTTGGGAATCGGATATGGGCCCTTTGTCCCCAGGTCTACGTAACTGAATATCTGCGTATCCGGGTCCAACGGGTCCGGCCCCACTTTAGTCTCTAAGGTAGCACTACCCTTCATCAGCTTGATGGGATGTTTAACCCGCACTTGCATCTTGGGTTTATGCTTCCATGTTTTGGTCGTCTTCTCGAAGTCCTTCTTGATATCCTTGGCCATCTTCAGTTGGTCGGCGACAATTGCCGCCTGCATCTTGTTAGTTAGCAACGGCAAGGGAAGTATCGCTTTCATGCTGATGCCTGGTTTCGTGCCACGAATAGCCATTACATCCTCGTTCTCATGTAGTAATTTTCCAATATCCGTCTGGCTGCGAATCCCGTGACGGCCATTTCTGCCACGGCGAAGGCTGGGTAATCCACCGCAGTCTCACCCTGGCATAGCTCAATTTTACCAGAACGAATCTCTTCCAGTCTGGTGTTCGACCATTCGGCATAAATACCAATCTGTTCTGTCGTCAGGTTCGGACATGGGCAAGGTCCCTGTAACGTCAACGCCGCCAGGACGCTGTTGAGATGCTTCAGATATTCCGTCGCCCAGTCGGCCAGAGTACAATCACACGCTCCCACCGCAGACATCGCCCCGTGTATCTGTGAAGCCGACAAATCCAGTTGCCGGTTTATCAGGCTCTCGTAGTCCGGGTTAACTTCACAACCCCACACCGCTTGGAAGTCATCTGCATTGGCGAACCTTGCATCACAACTCATTAGGCCACCGCCCTGGTACTGTCGGCCGTCACTGTGACTTTCTTGCGGTGTAGCGTCCAGATATTGCCAGCAGCGTCAGCCCATTTCACATCCAAGTAGCACTTACCAGAAATGCCTATCAACTTGACACTCTCCGCTGCTGCCAGCGCCCAAGTGATGTTACCTGCCGCCACACCGGTCACGGTGATTGAGCCATTCCCGGCTACGGTGGCGGCAGTACCATTGATGTAAGCCAATCCGGCGGTTTCCTCGATTTGTATGAGTGCCGCTGAGTCTGCGTCCGAGAGGGACTTTTTGAGCGTCACCCATAGCAGAGTGCGCCCAGTCAAGTCACCCAGGTAGGTTAGGTCTTCGGACAAATTGTCACCAGCATTCAGGTACAGCACGCCGTCAGTATAGGTCGAAGTCATTCAATCCCCCGTAGTAGCTCTACTTTGTCTTCTTGCCCTTTGCGACGGCCTTCTCTTCCTGCGTTTCTGACCACTTGCCCTTCTGCTTCAGGACTGCCACTTTCTTCGGGAAGCGCACTTCTTCGTTTGCAAGCCGTTCCTCGATCTTCATTCGTCTCATATTTGCCTCCTAGAAATCAGGCGTGTTAACAGCGATACCGGTGGTACAGTGATTCCCCACCCAGGCATCCGTAGCAGCCCCAGAGTTGAACTCACCCCAGTCTCCGTTAGCTGCGGTATCAGTCAACACACACGAGAACCAGTTGTCAGAGACGAGATTCCTGTCTCCACCGGCGGTATCAATTCCTTCGTCAGTTGCCGCGTTCGCCGCCTCTGCGTTGGAGTTATAGATACGGTTGTTGTAGATGTAACAATCGGTCACGCCCTGGAACGAGATCGCCCCAGTAGCTCCAGTGCCCAAACCAACGTCAATGAACGTGTTGTCGTAAATGTGGGCGTAGGCAGCGTCACTATCAGTCGGATCGTTGTAGATACCGGCGAAGTCGCATGCCTCGAACGTACACCCATGAATTCGGGCGAACCAGCTATATTCTAGCTGAATACCGATGTCTATACCACTATCGAAGAAACAGCCCTGGACAACGAGATTCTCGCCGAACAGGGTCGTCCCGTTCCAGATCGCATGGATACCTATACCGCCCAGCGCCCCACCCTCAAACGTAAAACCGGAGATGAACACGTCCATCGCATTGACGGTAATACACGTCCCCGCTCCTGCCGCGGTAACTGGGTGCCAGGTGACGCCAAGACTCCCCGGACTGACCCCGATCAGGCTCACGCCTTCGGTGGTGATAGTGACTTCTTCCGCGATGGGCGTCTGCCACGTTGAGCCGCCGCCATACTGCCACGCGTCGTTTTGCCCCACCAAGATAACGTCGCCCCGGTTGTCGCGAGTGCGAAGCAGAGCAGCCGCCACCGTTAGGAACGGCTGCTCTGGGTTTTCGCCGGTGTTACCATCGTCGGTGGCGTCTGCATGGTTAGGGTTGACGTACATCAGGCGACTGTCGGCCATCATGGACTTGGCGAAGGTGGCCGTATAGTTTACGCCCAGTACGCCGGATTGTCCGGGCATATAGCCCGCCGTTCTGTCTGTAAATACCATGTCGTCCTCCTACTTCTCGCGAAAGTCGCCGAGCATCTTCTGCTTCTCTGCCGGTGTCAAGCCCAACGAGTTCTTCAGGAATTGCACCAACTCTCTCTCGGACTTGAACTTCGGGTTGACGACGCTTGGCTCGGTCTTCTCTGCGACCTTTGGTTTAGTTTTGAACGCCATATCTAGCCTCCTAGTTGGGCTGTACCGCAGTTGTGCCCTGGTAGTTGAGTAGCCAGCTATTCGCGCCAGCCCCAGCGCCGTCAGTGTACGGGATGTTACCCATGTCGGTATCACCGTAGTTGGCACTGTTGCCATTGACGATAGCCCGCGTAACCGATGCGCCCAGGGTGATCGCCATGCCCGCCGTGTTCGACGGTAGAGCAATAACGTTATTGAGTATCTGCGGAGCACCACCCTGCACCACCTCGATGGCTACCCCCTGCACCCGGTCAAAGACGTTATCGTGCAACTTGATGAAAGCCGGGTCGTCGTTGATGTAGATGCCCTGCGCGGTCAATGACTGTTGGAAGAAGCAATTGCTGACTTCCAGACCCATCTCAATCCCGCCAGCGGCGCTCATAACTCCATAAGCCCCGGTGGCAAAGTAGCAGTCATATATGCCCATGCGGCCCTTGTTGTTGGCAAACTCAATCCCGGCGTGAGAAGCTCCAGCATCGAACAAGAAGTTCCGGATTATCACGTCGTGAGCATTCACGCTGAAACAAGCCGTATCGCCCACCGAGTCAACGCAAGCCCAGCATCGAAAGGATCCAGACGGCGTGCCAATGATGTTGACCTTGCTCTTGTTGATGTCTACCGGCCAGGTCTCCCCCGCCGGTTGGTAGTAGTCCAATACCACAATGGTATCGTTCATGTCGTTGGTGCATTGAGCCAGTGAGGCTGTCAATGTCAACTTAGGCGTCTGTGGTGATAGACCATCATTAGCATCATCCCCGCCACACCCGTCGTTATAGAATACATTACCCAACCCCGCGCCCGGGATCATAACACTTGCCAGGTCGCTGCCATACCAGGCAGCATTCTTCGGATTACCCATTATGCTATCCTCCTATCACGCGGGTATGGCAACGGTAAAGCCGTTGTCCGCCACGGTTGCCGCCAGTACGTCTTCGGTGAAGTTGCCTACCCAGTTGCCGGGCGTAGCTACGTTGGCGTAGTATCCACCAGCTTGCGAGTAGTCGCCGCAGAACACATTGCCAGTAACGATGTTATTACCACTGGCCCCGCCGCGCATATCCAGAATGTTGGTCGCCGCAATGCCAGACCCCTCGTGGAAGATATTCCCCTTGAACAAGCAGGTGTTGAAGCACCGCAGTTGGTCGAAGGAACCGATGTGGTTCTCGTTCTCCCAGAAGAGATTGTTGGTGATCTTGCACATGTAGGGATGGGCAAAACTGGTGTCGGTAATGATGATCGCGTAGGCATTGCCCGCGGCGGTCAGTTCCCGGAATTCGCAACCGTCGATCTTGACATCATACGGTGCGCCAGAGAATTCTATGCCGTAGAATCCAGTATATGCCCCGTCGAATTCACAATCTCGGATGGTTGCCCGACTGGCATTGTAGTTGCTGGCTGCCACTAGCTCTAGCTTGATTCCAGCCGCTCCCGAACCAGGCAGAAACTTGATACCCTGCACCGTCCAGCCCAGTGCTCGTAGTGTCAGACAGGGACTGCCAACGGCATCAGTCGCCCACGCTGGTGACCATTCGTCGGAACTTACCCCGACGATGTTGACGTGGTTCGGCATGTCGGTCGTGTCCCCGGTCACCACTGATTCTGTGATGTCGGTCTGGATGTAAATGGTGTCATGCTCACGCAGATACGGTTGTCGTGTACCAGTGCCCGCAGCAATCGCGGCGGTGCGGTCGATGAGACCCTGCAACGTCGCCATCGGTTCACGGGGATCAGTTCCGTCGTGGTTGTCTGATGCGGCCACGTCCCGCGTGCTGGGTCGCCCGATGAAGAAGCATTTGCCCCCTTCACCAAAGTAGGCGTCCGCGCTCGTGCCGGGGATACCAAGCTGTCCAGCCCGATATTCCTGGTATGGCCTGTTGAACGGATAGTTCGCCATATTCATTCCTCCAATTCTTAGGTCGTAGGCTTCCCGTGATAGTTCTCGATGAACGCCTGCGCCTTCTCATACATTTCGTAGGGCCAGAGATGCGGGTCCTTCTCCCGCTCCGCTATGATCTGCTTCGCTTTCTTCAGATTCATGCCATAGCCGACGGCAAGATAAGCCTCCATCTCTGGCGTCCCGTGTTTGATACTCTCAGGTGTCGCTTTACCCTTCTCTACCATTGCCCCCACCTCCTATGGTATTAGATAGTCGTACCGTTTGAAGCATACAGCCCGCGCAGGTCAGCCACACCAACGTACGAATCGCTGTCCCACCCGCCAATGATATCTTCAACAACCCATTCGAGATCGCCGCTCGCGAAAGACCCCATCGTGAACGCTGCCGGAGCGGTGCCTGACACCATCTGAACGTCAGACCGTTTCATGGCTACGATTGGCCCGGGCATACCTTGTAGTCTGACCACCGGCACCGTCGGAATCTCAGACGGGTCGGCGAACAGATACCATGGCACGTTAGCCCCCGCGGTGGTGATATACGGGTCTACGTAAATGCCGGCCACGTAGTCACCCAACAGGTTAGAAGCCGCTCCACCGTAGGCTAACAGGTCAGACAGGATGGTTCTAGCCTGAATCTGCAGAATCGGCGGAATGACCAGATGTACCCGATTGATGTTCATCCGATTACCATTGGCGTCAGTGCGCTGCATCATGGCGTTGAGTCCGATAGCCAGGTTCGGCACAGTCAGTCGTCCCGTCCCAGACCACGGTGCGCCCAGACCTTGCAGCGTAGCCATTGTGGTGGCGTTGTCGTACAGGTTCGAGACAAAGCTGTCCTCGAACCGTCGAGCCGCCTTGGCCATCCGTTGCGGAGTCTCTTTAATCTTGCCCAAGTCGTCGTTGACGATGGTCTGCCAACTCACGTCGAACTGGCGGGCGTATTCCTCAGCGGAATATTCAACATAAGATTCTTCGATAAACGTCGCCTTCGCTTCGGCCTTCTCCCGTCTGCGCTCCAGTGTGCCAGGTTCGGTCATCCGCAAACGTTGCACGTTCCGGAAGTCTGGCGCCACGTCGGCGTAAGTATAGTTGGTCCACTGCCCGCCTTGATACTCGTAGTCCGAGTAGAAGGCGCGCGAAAGAGCCGTGCCGAAGTAAGTCGTAAAGTGAGCCGTGGTCAGGACTTCTGCGAATTCGCCATGGTCCATGCTGCGGCCCCGGTTACCCAGTGTTTCCATTGCTTTCAGTCGCTCATCGAGTTGCACGTCGGATACGAGCTTACTGCCCCGCTCCGTTTCGGCAATCTCCATCAGCCATTGTGTTACTTGATACATGGTATAGTCCTCCTGTGTCTCTGCTTAAGTGGCCGCAGACCCGGCACCCAGTTGCATAACTCCCACTTCCTGCGTGCTGGCCGTGATGCCGCCTTTAGGATACAGAGCCATGTCCGTATCGTGAATTGCTACCACCCACCCGAAACGAGTGTTCGCTGTGGTATCAGTGTCAATCGGTGATGTGCTCAGATACACCCCCGCCGGCATACTGCCAGAGGCGTCGTAGTACACTTCGTCTCCGATGTTGATCGCTCCCCAAGTTAACTCTGCTACACCTGGATTGTAAGTCAGGACGTTCCTGACTTCCTGGAAATACACCATGCCGCAGGTGAAGTCCACTTCCGCTACTTCGTCGTCGGCATCAACACTCAGGATGGTGCCGGTCAACTGGGTACTGCGCGTCAAGCTGGTGACCTCGCACGGCTTGGTCGCCGTGGGTGATGTGTCAGTAAGCCGTGCGTAGGGAATTTCCCAGTGTCGCACCGCCCCCTCAGAACTTGCCTCGTAGTCGTGTCGAATCTCTTCTGTCATGTTATCCTCCTAATTCTAAGTTGCTGCCGAGCCAGCGCCCAATTGCATCACGCCCACTTCTTCGGTACTGGCCGTCGCATCGCCCTTGGGGTATAGCGCCATGTCGGTATCATGCCGTGCCACTACCCAGCCGAAGCGGGTGTTAGTCTGGCCAGCTGCCCCCAGTGGCGAGGTGCTCAACTGTAGCCCCAAAGCCAA